CTGCACAAAATAGTTTTCTAACCACTTTTCGGGTTTGATTTTACCAGATGTCTTAAAGTCTATAACAGCCAGTTCTCCATCATATTCTGCGATACAATCAACTCTACCTGCTAATCCTAGGTATTCTGAATACAGAGTTCTCTCAATCGCATGAATATTATTTATCTTATCAAGATATTCCTTCGCATGAAGAAACATAATCTTTGTCATTGGTTTGTAATTATTCCAATCCAATTCCTTATTTTCAAGATAGTCCTGACAGGCTTGGTGAAAGTCAGTACCTCTTGCAGTCGCAATACGAGTAATCTTATTTGCTTCCTCAAGTCCAACACGCTTTCGCCAATCAATAAAGATTTGACGGTTGTAGAAACTTGTTACAGAAGTAATAGAAGGCACCCACTGTCCGCTTGGGAGATTGTACAGTCGGATGCTTTCTGTAGTTTTGCAATCTAATTCAAGTTCACCTAGGTAATTATGATGAATAAAACTCATACCAGTGTTTCCATTTTTGCAATAATGTATTCTTTAACCAAACCAGAACGCACAATATCATCTACACCAAATTCAATGATGTCAATTGATGGCATATTACGAAGAACTCTCATAAAATCAATGATTCCATTCTTTTCATTTGTTTTGATTAAGTCGGATTGTGTAGCATCCCCACAGAACATAATCTTAGAATCTTCACCAACACGAGTGATGATTGAATCAAGTTCGTGGAAATTTAAATTCTGAAACTCATCAACAATAATAATTGATTTATCCAGAGTTGTTCCACGAATAAAAGAAGTACTCCAAAAACTAATTGTTCCTTGAGTTTTTAGATTGCCGTAGAGCATTTCAAAGGATGCATCATCTGGCATTTCAAACATGTACTTCACCATATTCTTGTAGGGAATTTGATAAAGGGAAGACTTGTCTTCATGATCGCCAGGAAGAAAACCGATTTCACGAGTTGCAACCAAAGAACGAACAATATAAATTTTTTCATATGGAGTTCTTTCATCTAATACATCCCGAAGAGCATTATAAAGTGTGATAAAGGTTTTACCTGTACCAGCACATCCATATGCAACAACATTCTTATTATCTTTATAAGATTCAAATAAAGTTTCTTGATTATCTGTGAGAGGTTCAATCTCTCTCATCAAATCAGAATTAATTGGTTTCCTTCTTTTATTTTGTCGTGCAGTCATACCAACGCCGATGGGTTGATCTTCTGTCTTTCTTCTTCTTGCCATAGTTTTAGACTGGTTTTACTGTAGATCCTGGAACTTTTGATGCACGATGCAGGACATCATTCCATCCTGGATGTGATTTTTTAAGTCTATCATAAACCTCACCAACTTCTCCTGATGATGGGCAAGTAGACGGATCAGACCAATCTCTATCCCAATCAGAGTTATCTTTTTTCCATTGATTCCAATCATGAACACTCATTACAACTTCTTTTTGTTCACCAGTCTTTGTATTGATAACGGGATATGTTGCCAAAATTTTTCCTCAATGCAATGATATGCAAATTTATTTATTCAAGAGTAATAGAAGGAGCATCGTCGCATTCCATACATCCTTCACGAGTCCATTCAAGAGCAGCAGATACTGCAGGAAACTGACAAGTAAAGATGCAACGAACTGCTTCTGCAATCTGCATATGTTCCTTCTGGGTTCCGTGTGCAGAACGTAGATCGATATAATGCACCCATGACCTCACAGAGCCAGTCATATAGAGTCTTGTGGGCGTTGCAAGGGGCAATACGAACCTTGCACACTCCTTTGCTACTCCTGCCTCTAATAGGCGATTGTAGAGGTTCTGGGCAGCAGTAAAGTGATCCTCTATCTTTGAGTAGAGTTTTATTGTAATATCTGCTGGAAGGTCATCTGTGGAGTTCTGACGGTTCTTTGTGTCTTGCCTACGAAGTTCTGGTAGAGGAATTGTAGAAGTCAGAAGATTTGTATCTGCATACCTTTGAGAGAACTCTTGGAATGTGAAACTCCTGTGCCGTAAAATTTGTGCAGCAATACCACGAGTCGTATTAATCTCCACAGTCATCGATGCTTGCTCAAAGATGCTCCAATGCTGATTCTTAATACAATACTTAAGCAGTCCAGAGAAGTTATCATTCTCTTGGTTATTTGGGTTACTCACACGAGCACAGTAAGCCATATGCTTCTCTGCATCTGGAGTAACGCTAATCAGTTTAACGTCCGGTTTCATATTAGTCATTGTCTTCGTCATAAAATACTTCGTCGTAATCAGTAAGGTGTTGAGAAACTTTTTCGTATTGTGGAGGTTTATATGCATTCGCATCAGAATAAATCTCTAATTTAAGACATTGTACTAGAGACTCTAAATTATCAACAATCAACTTAAGTTTTTCTTTATCCATAAGTGATGAAAGGTTTCAATCATTTTACATAAAAAAAAGAGGGGTGTCAACCCCTCAGTTATTAACGCATTGCCATTGCAAGTTTTGCTTGATGCTTGCGATTTTCTTTTTCTTTTTGTTTTTTGATTAAAACAAGCTGCCAGTTATTGTTTTTCATTTTTTCTCAACCTCCTTAACAAACTTTACTCCACGATACTGGGCATCGTATTGTTGTGGTTGTTGTTGCGTTTGCTCTTGCCTACGCACTTCGGTGTCATAAGGGACACCACGATATACTACTTGTGACATTAGGTTTTCTCCTTAGGGGTTTAGGTTAAAGAGCGTTCCTTCAGTCGGCGGTTGCGTTCGCTATTTGCGAATAGCGAATGAACGATCCGTTCCGCGTCAACTTACTTCCGTCTGGATAACCAGATGAACGTAGAGGTATTATAACCTCATCTTGGATATTTAGTCAAGTAATTTTTAAAACTGTAACAACAACTACAGTTTTGTATCATAAGGATACTGAAAAGTTCTATTATCTCTGAATGTAACTTAACGTATGACTTGTTGCAAAAAGTTGCTCAATGATTATATCACATCCAATCTTTGGATTGCAATCACCACAAGTATAAACATCAACGGATGCTTTACCTTCCTCAGGCCATGTATGAATTGAAATATGACTTTCTGATAGCAAACAAATAACAGTAACTCCTTGTGGTTCAAACTTCTTAGAGATAGTCTGAATGATAGTAGCACCGCTTGCAATTGCTGCGTTTTCCAGTAAGTCTATAAGACAACTCTCATTGTTTAAGAGAACAAATGAACATCCATACAAGTTAAGTAGATAGTGCTTTCCCATTAGTCTATAGGATTCTCCTCGGCTTCTTCAAGCAATGATTTTACAAGTTCTTCTGTTCCGTCTATTGTTCTTACTGTAAAGATAGGAGACTTCATATACTTTTTAATCTTCTTATATTTCTTCAGCAACTTCTGAACTTCGTCATTTTTTATTGGAAGATCGAACTCCACCTTATCAAATCCTTCACTCATTTTCTTTTCTTCTTATCGGGTGATTTATAACCCCAAAGTCTTGGGTTTGTTCTTCCATAACCAAAGTCAATTTTTTTGACTGCACCAGGACCATATTTGTCATAATACATATCAAAAATCTTTACGTTTCTACCACGACAAAGATCCATATGGTTTTCTCCACCAACTTCATACCAAATTAATTTGGCATCACTTGGAAATGCAGGATCTTTTACTTTTTGCAAAGTAGTTTTTTCTAAAAGAATATCACAACCATATGTGGCAGGATTTGCAGTATTCTGTTCAGTTCTTTTCTCTGCCATTTTTTCTTCCCTGACAACGGTACTCACGAACGACCTCCCCAAGTAATATCAGGGAATGCCTCTTTTACATTATCAAGTGTAATTTTATATTTAGTTTGTAGTTGTTTGTCCTTTACTAGACAGAGAATTTCTGCCTCTTTTGGATGAAGTCCTTCAAGAATATTAATAAACATCATCTCTCTGCGAATTGTAGAAAGAGTATCATTACCACCTTTTACAAAGTGATAAAGATTTTGATATTCTCTACGAAGAGAAGTACGTCCTCGTCCATTTAAATCTTGTCCTGTTGCAGACTCTCCACCCTTTGCTTCTCTTACAAGATTTTCTGAAAGAGATCCAGAATATACTGTCTGTTCTGTTGCTCCACCGTAAGGAACTGCGCCTTCAGGAATAAGTGAAATCACAGTCTCATCAAAGTTCCAAATAAGAATTGATTTAACTGAATCGTGTTCATATGTCTTCAAAACTTCTATCTTCTTTACATTAGATCTTTGCTTAGATGCAAGTTCTAAAATTTCAAATACAAATGGATTATTAGGAAGAATTTCTATTGTATCAGTAGTTATCTTCTTTGTTTTTGTGGCAGTCATAAAATTCAGAATTAAGTATTACAATTTTATCATATTTAGATGAATTTTTCAATCATCATTTTCTTCATCAACATCATCATCAAAAAATCCCTCTTCAAATCTTACAGCAAAAACTTCGTCAGCAATTACATTTCCATTTTCATCGTAACATTCTGGATGCAATCTTGGAATTTCTCTATAATTCATCATATATTCTCTAGCGATCCAACCAATAGCAATTCCTACAATAAAAAATAAAACTATTAAAAAAGATCCCAAAACTAAACTTACTGCCAACATCTTCCTGCCTCCAGAGAGTTATTTTTTTCTGATATCAAAGTGAAATTCTATAAAGAAATGAAACTCTCTCTGGAAGAGAGAAATCATTTTACCAAACTGCACTTGAAAAGTCTTTGGCTTTGATGATTTACTCCTCCTGTTTCTAAGTAATAACTCAACTCCCCGATTTATTTCGGGTTCCAAGTTATTTAGTTTGCTTTTTCTTTCTTCCTGGTCGTCTGTCATGATTGTATCTCCAGGCATCTTCAAGAATACCATAAAGGTAATTTCTTATTTTTCTTGCTTGTGGTTTTGGAATGTGTCCATATCCTTCACGAAGTTGTTTATGAACATCATCAGCACCACCTTCAAGATATTCGTCCAAATCCATAACCAAATTACTGAGTTCATTGGCAGTGGCACTTTCAATGAACTCTTCAACTTCTGCTTTTCTTACTCCCTTTATTTTGAGGTATTCATAAAAATTTAAAACAAACTTTCCCTGAAAAGAAAAGTCAATTGCTTTCTCAACATCAAAATAAACTTCGTGAAAAGTGCTTTCCATTAAACTAATTTTTGCTCCTGAAGATACTGAACCGTGTCTGAACAACCACCAAGATGTTGTTGGTCATTCAAAACAATCTGGGGGAATGTAGAACCTTGGCCGAATTGAGCATAAAACCCATCACG